TAGCTCCACTAGTCCCTGAAGAGCCGCTAGTTCCACTTGAACCAGAAGACCCAGAGGAGCCCGATGAACCGTTAGCTCCACTAGTCCCTGAAGAACCGCTAGTTCCGCTTGACGAAGAAGAGGAAACAGAAACCCAAGCTCCATTTACCTTAGCATAAATAATTAAAGAATCTGACGCTGCAAATTCAGCGCCATCCATTACTTGTGATAATAGAGTATTTTTCTCGGCCTCTAAACCAAAAAACCTATCGCCCGCATACCTTGTGATAGCCATAATTTATTCTTTGACCTTCTTATAGATTACACTTTTTTGTCTAGGCATTGAATTTATAGATTTAGGATCTTTATTACTATACTTAGAAAAGAAGGAGCTGTAATTTTTACTTACTTGACTAGGGGAAAATTGAGAATCATAAATGGCTACTCTATAGATATATCCTTGGAAGTAGTATGGTAATTTAGATACTAATGGATAATGCCCAAAACAGATTGCGGCATTCTGGTCGTCTACCAGATTGATAACGTCTGGATCGAAACTGTACTGATAGACTGGGGACGATTTTGGAGAGCCTAATTTCAGAGGGGCATTTTCATCAAGAAAAGTATTGGTTACTTGGCTTCTGGTATCATAAAGAAGAGAATAATTACCAAACGAAGAAGCTGTGGATCTGTATAAGTAATATCCATTAGCATTATTTACTGTTTTCCAAGATAATTGAATAGACTTTTTTGTAGAATCTACGGGCACGGAAATAATAGAAGAAGCTTTGGACTCGCCATAAGAGTCGTAAGCAGAGACACAATAGAATTGATTGGTTTGGCTCAAGAACCCCGAATTAGAAGTATTGCCAGTATTGCCAACGGTCTTTACGGAAGCCTTCACATTTGTAGCGGCCAAGCCCAGCGGGGCGCTCAAGATAGAGTTGATTGAGACATTCAATAGCTTGCCATTTACGTATACCTCCGCTTTCAATCCAGTAGCTAGATTGACATTGATAGCTACAACCACATGGTATAGATTATTCAATTCTATTGCCTGATCAGAGTATCCTGATAAGATTGTGTTGCTCGGGGAAGTGAACGAAAAATACACCCTTTTGTCTTGTATGTAAATTAATTGTGGGTAGCCCGAATTCTCAGTAAAGTAGCCGCCAGAGTCCCCGGCTGACCTAGCCATCAAGTAGGCCTTCCTGAATGAAGAGGCCGTCTGTTTAAACCAAAAGTCGTAAGTTTGGATTTTCGAGCTTCCTATTGAGAATGCCTTGCTTTGGTTATAATTCAAATTGATGTCTATCACTCCGCCATCTAAAGAATTAGTTTTGTTTCCAAAAGATACGAAAGAAGAAGAATCAAACATCGCATTTGTCAGATTAGAATCATTCCCATTGCCGCTTAAATCAACCAAAGAACCATAAGCTGAGCGCGAAGATGAAGTAAATTTAGTGGGGTGAACTATTCCCTTGAACATGGGTTTGTTTTTTTCGAACTGCATGTTCTTGTATAGGATGTATCCACCATTTAAATTTGAGCCACTCAACTCTGATCTCGTTGGGTCAAAGCATACGGAATAAGATTCAGAGACGTTGTTCGATCCCGAATTACCAGAGTTGCCAGAAGAACCAGAGGAACCGCCGTTTCCAGAGTTACCGGTATTGCCAGAGTTGTAAGCTCCAAGAATATTTATTTTGCCACCAAAATAACTAGAAGAAGCATTTCTAGATGAGTAATAGACCAATGCTGGAGCATCATATGGTACAGTGAATAAAGCGTAGCCATCGAATCCCTTGTTTCCATAATAAGAAAATCCATTAGAGTAAACGCTTGACCCCGCTCCGGAAGGTCCGATTGATAAGTAGAATTCATCGTTTATATTACTAGAGTTGGACTGCGTGAATGCGTAGGTCGCTCCCTTATATAGGGATAAATTTCTCCCTTGGTTATTGCCCACATTAAAACCTTGAGCCGAGCCAGACCCGTAGAATTGATGCTGGCCAGAAATTTTTGCGGCCACAGATATTTCAAAGACAGTGGCGTTTTGATTTGTGGATGAGGACACCGAGGGAACGAAAATCTTCTCCTGTATTGATTGCCAAGTGCCCTTGGAGTCGAAATTGTAATTCTTCGCAACGGTCGCAAAAGAACCAGTCAAGTTTGGAGTAAGACTTAAGACGGGGGCCGACCCAGTTCTTGGGTGCCCAGTAGAGACGTAAGCATCGACAGAGACAGAATAAGTATCTCCTCTTATTATGTTGATTTGAAATCCATGCTTGTTGCTAGTCGAATCAGTTTGGCCAGAAACAAAATTATACTTATAGACAGAATCAGAAACATTGAATGGCCCCGGCGCATTGCCAGAAAAAGTTCCTTGGCCACTAATATTTTGATAATAGTCTAATTTATAGAAAGCCCGGCCAGTGTCCGTCGGCTTTATTCCAAAGCCGGAATTGACAGTGGGCTGAGAAAACAAATTGGTAGTCGGCTCGCCCGCGTAAGACTTATCATATACATCATACAATAAAACGCAAGAACTAGCACCGGCATCAGTCGCTCCATAAGAAATATTCATACTAGTAAGCGCCCGTATAAATCATAGAAGAGATTACGCATTCTATGTTATTGGGCTGCATTATTTTTGTAATAAAGTAGTCTCCAGTTATGGTCCCCAAGCCGCTTGCGTAGAAGGTTTGGTTATCTATAAATTGAGTAAATAAAATACCATGTTGCCCACCGGGATTCGCGTAGTTTCCAGAATAAGGCAAGAGGTCTATTTGCTTGAACCCTACCCTATTAGAGAAGCTTTTAGAGCCGCTGATTGTTTGATTGTCAGAAACAACATCAACAAAATTACTACCAGAGGTAGAAAAAGAAGTCTCCAGAGAAGAAACTCTTGCGTTAAGCAAGCCGCTGACGTTAGTGATTTTTGAATTTAGTACGCCGCTTGCACTTAAGATTCCAGAGTTGAAAGAAGTAGTTTGGCCACTTATTATCCCAGAGACTTGGTTTTGCAAGCCAGTGGTAAGATATACCGAGTAATCAACGTTTCCAGAAACTACGGAAAGATTTGTATTGGTAGTAAATAGTTGACCGCTTAAAGAAGAAACCTCTGATTGCAAAAAAGAACCAGTGGACTGAATTTTGACATTCAGCGCGCCACTGGTGTTCGATATGGAAGAGTTTAGGTTTCCGCTTGTTGTATTTAGATTGCCGCTAAGGGCTATAAAACTGGCGTCAGAGGAGACGGAGGATATGTAGCCAGACGGATTGCTGCTCTGGTAATAATTGGGGTCTCCTACTTGCCTTATCAGCCCAGAGAATTCAACCTGATCGACTTGCTTTACTCTTATTAGATTGCCCATCTACTAAAATTACACTGATTATCTACCCTCGGACAATATCTTCATCACTTCTTGGCTTACTTTTTTAGTTTTCTGCTTTTTTTCAGTGGGCGTATTGTAAGCTAGTATATATTTCAAAAACTCCCTCTCTAGTCTAGCAGTCAATATTTCATGATTGTCTGTGGGCAAGATCCCGACGCTTAGCGCATGGGCTTGCATATCTGATCTATTCATAGATTTCAGACGAGTTTTATACTCTGCCGGGTCATGCGTCCCATACTTGCTCAAGCCAGTATCGCCCCAGAGCTGGTCTAGAGTCGTGGGCTTACCTTTCTCTTCTTTGGCGTCTATCTGTTTGAGGTCTTTGAGGCTATTCTTTTTCTTACTCATGTTAAGTTATATTCTTTAAATGTTCGCTTATCAAATAAAAAACCCGCTGGGTTGCCCCAGCGGGTTATTTGAATTTCACTCAGATTAGACTATGATGCCAGAGAGGGCTCGGGCGTCGATGCAGATACGGCCCTCTTCGAGAGACCCGTAGAATCCAGCCTTGTCAGAACGCTGGACGAACTGGTCGTCAGGCATGACATTGAATTGACTTCCAACTTCGCCAGAAGTGGCGACCGGGCGGATCAAAGCCCCACGGCTATTGTCAACACCGACAAGGATCTGGTGGACGCCGGGGTTGAAGGCGGTCGAGAGAGTATCCGTTTCAGAGATATAATTATCGAATAGAACATTATACTTCTTGTTCAAGCCAAGCTCAACTAGCTCAACGATGTTTACGCCGAAGATTTCCGACATACCAGCGTTGCGGTAAATCTCTTCTCTCATATTGTCGGGAAGAGCAATGCCAACGTTAGTATCCGTAGTTCCAGTAGCGCCCTTAGTGGTGTTTAAGGGGTTATAGGCGAAGGCGCGAATCTTTTCCTTGATTTCAGGAGAGACGTATAGATCAGTCATTCCGGAGCTATAAGCGTCTAGAGCGGTGCCGCCAGCCCATGATTCGTTGATGCGCTTAGTGCGGGTCATCGCTCTATTCAAGTCGTCCAATTTGAACGCCGTTAGCGTACCAGCAGCGATGTAGTGCTTAAGGGCAGCCAAGCCTTGGGGCGTGGTAGAGGCTTCGCCAAGTGCCTTCAGGATGACAGACCAAGCGTTGCGCTCCTGCTTCACTAGGATTTCCTGAGCCATACGCTCAACTAGCTTAGCGATGATGTCCAAGCGAGCCTGACGAGCGTATCTCTTGTTGATTGAAACGGCGCTGTCCAAGCGATAGGTCGCGATTTTGACTTCCTGAATCGCAGAGACGTCCTGAGAGCTAGGCAAGCCGCCAGCAAGAGTCTGAGACCAGACGCTAACGTAGCCATTTTGTAGCTCGTTGTAGTATAGGTCGAGGGGGTAGCTAGGAGAGTCGTTCTCATCGAACGGCGCATCAGTATAGATTTGACTAGCGGTGCCCGCTTGTAGAATGACTCTTTGGATTACGGGTCCAAGGAAAGCCGCGAAAGCTTCAGAAGCTTCGGCGGAGACCATCTTGTTTTTGGCTCCGAGAGCTTTGATTAGCTCAACTTGCTCAGGAGTATTTTTTAGTTTGATTCTCATGTTAATTGTTCCTTTTGGATTATAGGGCCAACTTGACTAGGGTTTCGTTGTTGGTGTCAGCGGCTCCGAGGAACTTGCCGATAGCCACGTTAAGAATACCGCCGGCTCCAGTGGAGGCAGTAATTTGTCCGGTTCCGCCAGCGTAAGCAACTCCTCCAGCAGTCGGGGTTCCGAGCACTCCCTGCATCAAGAAGATGCCACGGGTGACAACGGGGGTAGCTTGTCCGGGGATTACAACTTGCATCTCAGCGGCCTTGCGAGGGCGGTACTTGAGCAACTCGCCATTTTCATCAGCGTCTTTCAAGTCGAAAAGAGTGAGGCCGATGGGAGTCTCTCCAGTGGTCGAGGCGACTACCTTAGCAGTAACGCCGTAACGCTGGGAGACGACATTGGCAGGAGCGAGAGTACCGGCGCTGCCGATATACTCCAATCCGCCACCAATCTCTTCTCCAGAGTTGTAATTCTTCCAACCAGTGGCGATTTTGACCAAGGTGCCCTTGGTAACGCTGATTGAACCGGCAGTCAGCCCGGTGGTGTCGTAAGAGAACAGATTTAGTACATCGTGTTCATTATAGTCTCTAAAAGGTCTTAGTTTGTAAGCCATATTATTATTACTTTATTGTTATTTTTTTGTCGGGGATTATTTAACTATGAAACCGTCATAGTTGAAAGCGTTCTTATATTTATTGAATAGAGTGTCCTCAGAAGCGGTAGAAGTGAGAGGAATATCAATGACCGGCTTTTCAGCCTTATCGATAGCGGCCTCAATTACAGAGGCTTTCGATTCCTTACTCTTCTCTTCTTTGTCGTCCTCTTTCTTGTCTTCCTTGCTGTCTTCTTTCTCGCCGTTCTCTACTTTAGCGCCCTTCTTCTTGCTCTTCATGAAGACGGCCATCTTATTCTTGTACGCGGCGAAAGACTCGTCATCCAAGCTGGCGATATCATTAGCTAGAATTTGACGAGTATCAGCATCCAGATCATACTCTTGATCAAAAGCGGACATCCTAGCATTAAAAGCCTCAGAAGCCGCAGCCTTTAGCATCTCAGCCTGAGCAGAGTCCAGAGAAGTCTTGAGAGTAGAGACTTGATCCTTGAGGCTCGTATGCTCAGCTAGCAAAGTCTTATGGTTGTCTTGAGCCAATTTCAACGCATTCTCAATGGAAGATTTCTCTACGGAGAACTGTTCGGAAGCAGTCTTGAGTTCTTGCTCAATGAAGTCCGCGATTTGAGACGCTGAAATTTGCTTCAGGCTCTCATCTGTGATATCTTTGGTGCTTTTGATTTTCATAGTTTCTTCTTTTATACTATTCTTTACATCTAAAATTGTGATTTTGGAAATATTTTCTTCAGCAATCTTTACAGTGGCCTCTGTTTTATCAGTTACTATGCCCTTCACATCGGCGGCTGGAGTCTCGGTTATACCAATCCCGAGAGGGACTACGTTACCAATTACCTTGCGGTACAAGCAGCGAGTTTTATCTACTTTGCCAGACCCGCCATAGGCCCTTAGATTACTTTTTAATGAATCGACTTCCTTAGCGTCTGAAATCTCAACTCCATCTTCGATGTTCTTAGATTCGCCCTCGATGGCAATCAAGTTGAAGTCATTAAAGCCAAGTTCCCAGCTTGCGCTTATCTTTTGATAGTTCTCGCTGGATTCGTCCGCAGAATCTTCAATAGCATTTGCTAAAGTGGGATTAGCTATTTTCCAAATAACGCCGCCGAGAGTGATGTTGTATGGACCCTTTAGATCTTTTATTTGATCTTCCGCAAGGGGAATGTCTGATCCAAACTCACTAAACCCAGCGGTTAAAATTACTCCAATTATTCTTTCTCTATTGTGTTCAACATTAATTGGTTTGTTTATGAAATCTTTATATAGAGAAGCGGCAGATAAGGAATCAATGACGTCTCCATTTTTATTCACTCTATTGACTACAGCAGCGTTGAAAGCTATAGGAAGCAAGTCAACATTCTTCTCTGTGTCTATATTAGGTAGAAATTTGGAAAGCTCCTTAGAGGAAGCTAGGGCCAAATACTTGTCCTTCTCCTCCGACACCAGAGGCTTGACTATGAAGCTGAAGCTTGTCTCGTAATTAAATTCCATACCATTTTTCTTTAGAGTCTTCTCCATCTAAATATAAATCTTCAGAATTGGCAAAGTTGAATTCGCCCACTTCTTTCAAATCTAGAGAAGCTTTCGAAAAGTCCTGCTCCTCGACCTGCCAATAGTCAGAGATATCTAAAAACTTAGAGTTCGCCAAAGACTCATCTCTATACGAACCATTCTTCAAGTGCTCATTGCTAAGCATTCTCAAAAATAAATTCACTCTAGCCATGGAAAATATAGCTATGCTTTTATCGGCATCCGCTTCGGAGTTGAAAGAATTGGCAGCTCTCTTAAAGACCCTTTTAAGCATCGGTAAATTAGCTTTTCTATCTTGGCTGCCATTGTGGGCCTTGACCTTCCGGCCTAGTATTTCAATCACTTTCTTAGAGAATGAAACCGCATCCTCAGAGCCTTCTTTGATGACGTTTTCTTTCTGGTTCGCGGCCTTCTGGCCAGCTTCGTTTTTGGCGTTGACCTCATGAGCGTAATCAACCAAATAGACCTTCCCTTCCCTAGGGGAGGGGCCGCTGATTAAAATTTGCTCATCGATGCTCATCTTGTTGATAGTTACGAATATATTACACTATTTTTTTTCAGATTTGACTAAAATTCAATACGGAAGCGTGAAAAAGGTCAATTCCATGTTCTTCAGATATTTCTTTAAGCTTGGAAATCCTATCTTCATTGGGTTTGGCCGATCCAGAAGAATACTCCTTGATTGAGGAAATCCACTTGTCTTTCTCCTCGTTGGTGAAGATGTCTTTAGCCATCGCTTCGACGACTTGCAATTGCTCCGGGGTAAGAGTTTTCTTCTTATGCTTCTTCTTTAGGAAGTCCTCGACTTTAGCTTGCAGTTTCTCGAACTCTCTAAAAGCTTCAGATACTCCTTTTATAGAGTAGGAAGCAATAGCAGGCGTTTTTTTGCCGCCGCCAGCGGGAGACGGAGTCTTGGTAGATTGAGGAGCCTTTGATCCGACTGGTCTCCCTGTGTTTATCGGAGCTGCCCCAGCTCCGGGTCCAGACACTACGGGAGCGTATAAGCCTTCGTTCTTGTATTCCAGAAACTCTCTTTGAGACTCTACAGAATGCTCTTCATCGGGTAATACGCCAGTGTTGATAGCGGTTATACTTTCAGACGGGGTAAGCACGCCAATTTGAACGAGTTGAGCACATACACGGTTCCAAACAGAAGTATCCTTAAAGTCCATCTCTTCGAAATGGGGAGTCGGGAAATTCTTGAAACCCATATTCTGAGAAAGCCTCTTTATCTCAGGGAGTAGGAAGTCAGTTATTAGAGCCTTTCTTCCTTGATTTAGTCTTTCCATGAATATATTTACTTTAGCATTGGTGCTGCTAAATTTTTCATCCCCAACCAATATGTTATTCAAGCCAAGTTGAATGTCTTCATTTACAATTTGATATTTTTTGGGGTCTAAGATGGCCCCGATATCTGGGATAATGAATTCCGCCTTAGTGGTAAAATCTGAAACAAGAACCTTACCAACAGACTGGTTCTGGAATAAGCCCTGCATGGCTTCGATGTTCTTTTGGTTGATGTTGAGAGTGCCATTCTTCAACTCGCTACCCATGGTGATCAACAACACGGCCTGCTGAGTGGTCCTAGTCAGGGCCATGTCCATCTTTTTCATCTCTTGCTTCCAGTTGATGTCTTCTAACACTGGGAAGCCCATAGGGACAGAAAAGGGCTCATAGTCTTGCTTTTTATAGAATACCGCATTTACTCTATCTACATCCAAAGGCAACGAAACAAAAGCCCCGGCTCCTGAGTAGGTTTTCTTTTTTAGCTTTGTTTTGTTCTGCTCATCTAAGCTTTTCAGCACGGCGCGGTCTTCATCAGTGGTAGGATTACGAAGTCTTTCCAACTCATAGTCTGTCAAAATCTTATAGTATTTACCGCCAACGAAAGATATATTCCCGCCGTATTGGATGTCGGCTGGATTCAAGATCATGTATTTAGCTGGCAGCACAACTCCAGCAGAAGACGCTTCTTCAGAGACTCCCCCACCAAAGGTTTGGGTAATCTTGAGCACATCCTCTGGTTTTAGAGTGTAATCAAAGCGATAAATAAATACATTCCCAGACCTGTAGTATTCTCTGAAAAACTTATCTAAGAAATTCTCTAAATTTATTTTCTTGAAAAAGGCCTCGAAGAATTCTCTTGACTTTTTGTTGCCGCCAGTGAAGTACAGGCTGCTGCAAGAAAATTCCGTCATCAAGTCAATAACATTCCTAAAGACTGAAAAATTATAATAAGCCTTTTGGCAGAGGATGATGGCATCTCTGATATTTAGGCTGCTCTTATTGGATGTATTGTGAGAATACTTAAAGGGCACCAAACCGTAATCGATGTTATGAAATCTGTCTGTCCTCTCTATTACTCCCGATAAATTTCTTCTGGACGGCGAAGAGCTGCTCTCATCAGCGGCGTAAGATGTCATCATCGGAGTGACTTCTTTGGCGCTTGCGTTAGCTTCTTGCATTTTTTTGGTTGGCTTCTTGGTCATTTTTTAAAATCCTATATTATCATCAAGTAACTGCCGCTTCTGTAAACTGTCCCAGATGGGAATCCGGATATCTGAGTGTAGGTCGGCAAGCTCGGCATCAAAACGTATCCAGAAATGCCGCTCAAGGTCACGGAAGGTCTAGACGAATGACCTAAAATCAAAGTGTAATCGTCGAAAAGCTCCAGCATGGGCAGGCCAGCAGCGTCAGCCACTGACCACATAGAGTTGGTGGTTCCGGTCTCGGAGTAGGTGACGAATACACCACCAGTACCTACTATAGACATGGAGCCTGAAGAACTAGCGATGTAGATTGAGCTTGGGGTGCTGGCCCCGCTGATGTTTATCTTGCTAGTGGAGATTGAAGAATCGAAGAATTTCTTTCCAGTAAAATGGAAATTATCTCCACTGATTATGGAATTTACTAGGGCAGTGTTCGACCCAGAGACTATTTTAGTATTTAAGATTCCTGATACAGAATCAGTATAAGACTTCGCATATCCACTCGAAGTATTAATTTTGGTATCTAACGTTCCACTTGCTGAATTTATTCCAGAATTAAGATTTCCGCTGACAGCTACAACATACCCGCTAAGATTGTTGATACTAGAATTCAACGAGCTTCCAGTTGTCCCTAATCTAGAATTCAAAGTTCCAGAAGCTGTATCTGTATAAGACTTGCCAGAAATCAGGGATTGATTTATGCTGTTATTTAAATTACCCGAAAGGGTATTAATATTCGAATTGATGGTCCCAGTAGCAGTGTTGAGATCCGAATTGACCAGATAACCAGATGGATTGGTAAGAGGGTAATAGTTTACGTTTCCGACTTGAACAAAAAAGCCAGAAAAGTCAGACTGATCTACCTGCTTGACTCTTACTAAATTACCCATACTACATTAAAATTACACTAAAACATCCTAGGAGTGAAAGTTTCTGTCACATTATTTATTTCTACGGACATTATTTCATTATAGCAATGCACCGCCCAGTTAGCCAACATAAATGCCGAATAATTATCTTTCCGGGCTCGATTGGCGGAGGAGCCTCTTCTCAAGTGTTGGGGTAAGTCAAAATTCATCATGCCTCTGGAAGTGGCGCTACACTCCACGATTGCGCATTGTTTTTTCGTTTGATAGATGTAGTCGTCTTGATTCTCTAGGAAGTCTAGAGGAGTCCATTCAGATTTTTCGGCATTGAATATCAAATCCTTCGGCAATGGAACCCCTATGGTCTCGTTAAAGAAGACTTCGTTCGAACAAGTCCGAGAGGCGAATAATACATTCTTGTAATCTATGCAAGCTTGGAGATATTCGTTTCCTTTTCTAATGAAGCTAGAGGAGAAGACTTGGCTGAATGCTATCTTATGTTCGCTTAGGTTATATTGCACCCTAGCGTTCTTGAGCTGCATGGCGTAGTCGTCTCCTTCCGCATCGGAATTGAAGTCGATGGTCTTTATGTTTATTTTATTGTTCTTAAAGTAGTCTGATTGATTGCAAGTGTCCATGAAGATATCAGAACCCGCGTTGTCACAGACAATCATATGCACATTGAAATGCGTCATGATATAAGAAAAATACTTCACATGGTTATTTAAGTTTCCCAAGCCAGCGTAAGTATGAACCAAGACCCCCAGCTTGTTCTCCTCATCCAGCTCCATGACTGCTATAGCGAAGAAGTCGGCATTCGGGCTGTCGCTCATGTTCGGATCAATCCCGACTATGTATTTCTTGCCGGAAGTGCCCCTGACAAGAGTATGCGGATGCTCATCTTTAAGGGTGCAGTCTTCCATCTTTTTAGCACTGAAATAACTATCAGAGCCATCAGTGAATTGAGCACAATACTCTCTAAGGAAAGACGAGTGAGAGGTGCCGCCGCTCTGAGCTTCTTCAATAATAGTCTTATCAATCATCTCTGGTGGCAACGCTTCGTATCCGAGCTGAGAGACGAAGTAGGAGGACTCTTGCTTGTCTTTATCTGTTATTTTATTTATCCATTCTTGGTATGTTTTGTAGAGGTTCTCAAAAGTATAACTGGCAGACGACAAGGCTATCATCTTGGAATTATTCACAAAGACCATTCTGTCCTCTTCCTTCATTTTTCCTGCTTTGATAAGTAGGTCTTCCATTTCTCTAATGTCTATTCTTCGCTTCATGTCCTGCGGCGCAACAAGGAATGGCATCAATACGTTTTTGATTATCTCTTCTGGTAGCAATAAGAACTCATCAAGAACAAGTACATTAGCACGGAAACCACGAATCTTTTCACCACTCAAAGGAATAGCCCTTATGGACCCGCCATTGATATCCCATTCATATAAATCATTTCTTTTACTCTTAGCCCCGAAAGCTTGGAGCAGCAGCTCCGCCCCCTTGGTCTCGCTCATCTTTTCGATGTTGTTGAAGATAGCTCTAGCCGTTCGGAATGTAGGACCAGCTATAAGAATCTTCGTATTGGGCTCGAAGATGCATTGCAGCACACAATAAACGCTAGCAATAAATGACTTAGCACAGCCACGACCCCACACGCACATGGAGAAGTTCCTGTTGAACATCCCTTTGAGAGTTATCTCTTGATATGGGGAAAGCTTTATGCCAGTGAGGATATACGTGGAGAAATATAGATTCTGACGCAAAAACTTGATCAAAGAAATCTTGGCTTCCTTGTCCTCCAGCTCCCCCTCAAGTGCAGCGAATATCTCGTTGTAATTGGGGTTCTCTTTTTTGTATTTTGTTCCTTCTACCCACATAGATTATAATAGTTTAAGGTCGTACATCAATTGCAAGTCGTATTTCTTATATTCACTATTGCTAAAGAATATGGCTTTCATCACTCTGACTGATTCCTCTCTACCTTCAACAAACAAGAACTGGACATCTGGGTATTTTTGTATTATTTCCCTCACATTGAAAAACACAAACTCAGGAGTAACCTTAATTTTCTTTGATACGTAGCTTAAGTAATTGAAACTCAAGCACTCCTGAAGCGGCCTCTCTACTAGTATCACCAAGGAGGCTTCGCTAGCCTTAGAACGATCAATCTCTCTACAAAATCTTTCAAAGCCGCCGCTGAGTGTTCCTATGAAGTCGGAAATGGACTTCCTTTCTATGTAGCACCTATTGTCTGGGTCGTTGAGAGCGTAGTCTCCGAATTTCAAGCCCTTGACCTCCGTAGGATAGTCTATGATTAGAGGCATCTGCTCTCTTGAGTCTATGAATATTTTGAAGCCATCCTTTATTTCGTGTTTCAACTGAGCCTTGGGGTAAACATACTTATTCTCGAACCCCAATTGAGAGCACAATTTGTAATAGTCGCCAAAGCATTCGTGAAAGTAATTCAATGGCGGGCTAGTGATGGACCTTAGCTCTACCTGACAAGGGGAATACTTTAGGTCTCTTTTGACCTTTCTTTGCATCAGAAAATTTTTCAGGTACTCTTTGCGTTTCTCCAGTGGCTGGGCTTTGAGCCAGTTTTTCATGGAGACTTTATTGTTGAAGTCGTTAGAAAAATAGTAGTCTTTATTCTTGAAGTTTATCAACTCACCAGAATATAAGTCTCTCCTCTGTTCGTGTTGCTGGTAATACTCCGCCATCCTCAGTTTATGAGACTTCAAGTGAGAATGAAAAGTCTTATCAGTTTCGAATTCTAAATTGCATATTTTGCACTTAAGCATTCAACACTTCCTCCTCTGTGATACCAAAAATTCTGGCCTTGACGTCGTCCATAGAGGTCAGTCTTCCAATCTCATCTTTCAAGACTTCCCGGCGCATGTCTGCCATCTTGATCATCTCTCTTCTAGTGTCCTCGTCTTTCCATAGCATCACCAAATTCAAGATAGAGGCATTCTCTTGGACTTGTTTGGAAATTCTGTCACTTCTTTTGACTTTTAGGTCATTGAGTAGTTTTTGTTGGCGAGAAACACATTGATTGTATTCTGTTCTGGCTGAAGTGATGGCATCCACCAATACCATAGGAATCTTCAAGCCTGATTTGACGTCGTCGTCAATTTGGCCCTGCAAAACTTGTATCGTTGCCTGAATACTAGAGGAAATAACGACTTCCGTGGCTAACACAATGTATTGGTCCACTTCTTCTTGAGTCAGGTCGGCTTTATCATAAGTGTACCTTATAAAGCTACTCTCAAAAAGATCTCTGTCTACTTGGGTAGTATAAGTTCCTATCTGATGTAGGAATCTATATGTATGAGCATAGGCAATGACAGATTTTAGTTCTTTTTTTTGTCTTCCTGTCAACTTGTCTTTATCTAGGCCATCGAGAACGTATTTATTTACCCTGACCAAAGCCCTCTCCAAGTTCTTGGGCGGTTTGTAGTCTTCTTGGTCTTCTTCTGGCTCGGTTTGGACGTCTTTGACTTGCGAAGGCAAGCTACCTAAATATTCTTGGATACTGCGAGCCTCAATTGACAAGTTATTTAAATTATAATCATTAAAAAGATCTCTAGCCAACTCAACAGCAGACATGGTAGAGGCATTGTTTGTGATATAGTCTTTCTGGTCTTGATGGAACTCTATTCTCGCCTTGGGAGTATATTCGCTCTTGGTTTTAATCTTTAGGTCTCTTGACGCTAAAAACTTCTTGATGGCTTTGCCGTAGACGCTTCGGCCATCTAGGTCGGGGATGTCACTGAAGACCTTCTTAGTCAAGTCGTGTAAGCTCGGAGGGTTTTCTTTATTGTCGTTCCAAGTCAGGATGATCTGGTCTTGCTGTTCTTGAGTTAAAATTATTTCTGTCATACATCGACCTCGCCATTAAATAGGCATTCTTTGGCTTTTTTTATTATTGTTTTTTGAATGTTGCGGAGTTGCTTGTTGTACGCTATCTCGGATTTCTCGTCGTACTTCAACTTCAAGGCTCGGCAGATGAATTTTTCGCTCTTATTTTCAATATACAGGAGTTGATAGACTTGCCATTCTACGGGCTTTAGGATTTGCTCTAGTCTTTTGCTTAGATTTTGTATTGCTGTTCTTATGTCCAAGCCTTGCGTTGGCTGGCTGTTTATTTCATTGACATGGTCTTCTATTGAGACTGGTACTTTTAAATCGTAAGCATTTTTTTTGTTCTTGTGCCAATTTTTGAAGAGGGGGCATCTTTCGCACTGCTCATTGTATATCCTGCATCCGTGTTCTCCAAGGGAGGCGGCGCATTTCAAACATGGTCTTGTGTAATTGCCATAGTTGTTTCTGATTATATTCTTTATCTGATTGGAGATGAGTCTATTTATCCAAGGAAGGATGGGTTTGGTCTCATCATATAAATGGAGCTTGTTATAGGCGTGTATCCTTACAATCTGAGAGACGTCGTCGAAGTCTAGCCAGCTAAGAGCAGATAATGTCCACCGACCTCTTCTTTTGCTTATCTCAGAGTCGATGAGAGGGCCATATTTTTCAAAATTGATTTTATTCCTCTTCATTCGTGTCTTGTTTAGACGGATAAAAACCAGCCTCTCTCTTAAAGGCTTCCATTGCTTCTTTTCTATCTATTTTAAGCAAGGTTCCCTGACTCGGTTCTGGGCCTGAGTCTCTTGTTCCCATAAGGTCACTAATTTTTGATTTTTGATGGCCTGAATCATGGGTAATCTCTATTTGAAGAGAAGATAAGTTCCTCATTCTTTCTATATCTATCTCTTTGTCTCCGGGCTCTTCTGTTTCTTGTGTAATGTTACGTAAGGGTCTGGAAGGCTTTGGGGCTGAAGCTGCTAAAGTGGAGAAACTACTGCCGCAGCCAGAACAGAATTTAGGCTTATCATATAAGTATTCTGTACCAGATCCGCATTTTTGACAGTAACTTTTCATAAGAGATTATATTAATTATGCCCAAAAAGACAAATAAAAGTTTCAACTTCACCACAGATGAAGGAGTAACCTACTCTGTTGACAAGGTAAAACCCCCGGCCAAAGAAAGGGCAGAGGGCTTATGCGACAACCCAAACAGCAAACGCCCAAAGATAATCATAGATCCAGACTTGCTGCCAAGAAGAGAGATGGCCGTTACTATCGAAGAAATCACTCATGCCTTCTTTTGGGAGAAGACGGAGAAGAAAGTCCGCAAGTTCTCGGCCACCTTGACTAAATATCTATACTCTCAAGGCTGGAGAAAGGTTACTTAGTACTCTTGAGTTTAGTAACGATGAATTTTACTAGCTCGCTTCTCTTGATGTCCTCTTCGGTGAATTGGAAGGAGTAGATGCCCTTTTCTTGGCTTTCTTTGTCGCTGAATATACTTTGTAGCTTATCAAAGCCTCCAGATTTGTTATTAGGTAAGTCTGATTGGTCAGGATCAGCGAGAATGAAGCACTTGCTAAATTCCCCTACTCTGGTCATAAGGGTGATGATTTCCTTCTCTGTGCAGTTTTGACTTTCGTCGAGGATGATGGACTTCGCGTTCCAGCTCATGCCGCGAACAAACGATAACGGGTGACTCTGGAGACGGCCTTGGTTATTTAGGCTATCTGCGTGTTCCTTTGATAGCAATTCATCCAACTTATCTGCGAAAGGCAAGTTGTAATACTTCAACTTCTCGTCAGCGTCTCCGGGCAGGAAGCCGATCTTGCTATCGCTGCTTTCCACAGGCGATCTGATGTACATGATGTCGCTGACTTTCTTGTCTTTTATCAAGTGAAGAGAGCAGTAGATCGAAAGCAAAGTTTTGGAGCTGCCTGCCGGGCCGCTAATAAACATCATCTTTACCTCTTTACTCAGGGCAAGCTTTATGAATTCTTTTTGCTTGTCTGACCAATTGAGATCTCGAATCCGGATCTCTTCTTTCATTTTGTCCTTTTGGTGGACTTTTTTGGAGGTGTCTTGTTTAGCTTTGTTGTTATTGTGTTTAGCCATATTGTTATTTTGATAACTATCTCTAAGCTACAGTATCATACTAACTTACAATAAATAATTACACAAAAAATCCCCAAGCTTTTTAAGCAAGGGGAGTAGAGATTTAAAAAATTACAAAACCAATCAAAAGACCCAGCGAAGACCGCCCGAGCCGACTAGGGAGCCATTGAGTTCCTTTGTGGCGAAATTGATTGTCTTGGTTAGGAAGTTGTTATCAATATAAGCTCCTTGGGCAAATAGAGATAGGTTCTTCCAAATGGTCTTGGTCAAAGTAATCTTGGCCGCATAAGCTTCATAGTCGGTCATCTTGGTGTATTCTACAGCAGGATTGACTGTAATAAAATTAAATAGCTCAAAAGGCTTCTCAACGCCCACAGTGTAGCCATATTGGTCAAGTTCTATCTGATAGGCTCCCTTGGCATAAGGAATCAAGAAACTATTTCTAAGAGAGAAAATTACATTGGCTTCAGTGTAATCTAGGACATTGGTCTGCCCGGTCTGAGCCCGGTCAACAGCGCCGTCCACCTTTAGGCTAAGGCCGTCAGCCAGCCCAAAGGACTTGCTAAGGCCACCACCGTAGCGGTAGCCAGTGTTCTGAGAGGTGTCAGCCAAGAACAGGCCCCTAGCATAGAAATCTACTCCAAAATGATTCACTCCTACCTTTAAGCTGGTAGTGGCGGCGTTTTCAGCCTGAGAGACATTGTTTACTAGATAGCTAGTGTTGTAATCGACGCCAACAGATGCCGACAGGTTGTCTAGGTCTGCTGCCAGAGTGGCGGCGCTAAGAGTTGAGGCTAGGGTTAGTACTTTGAATAGTTTATTCATGGTGGTATATATTACAGAGAGAAGAGGGAAAGTCAAATTTTTTTTCTAGCTGGCGGGGCGGGTGGCGGGGCTTCAGAAAAGAGTTTCTGTCCAAATAAAGCTCCGGGGATTTTTTTTTGTTGAGATATACGCTGATAGAGACATAGAGAAATGAGCTTTTGGATTTTTTTTGTTCAGCTTCTCAAGAGAGATATAGAGAAGAATAGATCCTGTGGATTTTTCCATTTGGTTTATTAGAGGGATATCTAGATAGAGAGATAGATATGAAAAGCCTCTTGGGATTTTTTTTGTTTAGCTTCTTAGAAGAGAGTAATGAAAAGAATGGGAATCTTTCTTTTGATTCATATATAGCCCATATCTGAAAAGACCCATAGAAACAAAGGGGTCCCATGGATTTTTTGATTTGACTTCTTAGAAGAGTTTAATGGAAGGTGGGGAGATTGAAGAAAGACCCCCCCCGCGCCAGCGAATGATACAATATTAACATAATATCAAAAAGGGGTGCCCTCTCACATAATATCAGACGCTCTCACATAATATCAAGTCATTTCACATAATATCAGGCGTTCTCACATGATATTAGGCGTTCTCACATAATATCAAGCTATTTCACATAACATCAACACATCTCACATAATATCAAGCATTTTCACATGATATCAGGCCTTCTCATATTATCTGGACTAATATCAACTCATCTCACACCCTATCACATAATATCAACCCTCTTCTCACATATCAGGCCTTCTCATACCATGTAGACTCATATCACACCTTGTCAAATGATATCAAAGGTCTATTCACAAGGGAGGCGGCGGGCGGCGGCGGGCGGCGGCGGGCGGCGGCAGGCGGCAAGGTCACTTGGCATGAAACTAGCCTTGCGATTTGTCGTGACAATCCGGGTTGATTGTGGGCCTGCCCGAAATGGGCGAAAGGATCGGAAAGCGCGCCACGTTGCCCGGAGAGGTGCCTGCAAATAAGGCTTGCAATCGTCTTTTCCCTTCTAAGTGCCTCGAATGGAAGGGCTTGCAGAGGTGCCCTTTTTGGATGGTCTAGGGGTAGCGCAAGGGGGGTCCGACCCCGTGGCGGGGCCTTCCTGCTCGTTTGCGGGGCATTCGTCTTAAGCGCTTGAATGGCAACGCTTTGGGCGGGGCAGGGGCAGGACGATGAGCCGGGCAGGACGATGAGCCGGGCAGGACGATGAGCCGGGCAGGACGATGAGCCGGGCAGGACGATGAGCCGGGCAGGACGATGAGCCGGGCAGGAC